TCGCAACCCGCGACCCTGGCGCCCGGCAGTCTCAACAACAAGGTGTCAGGCGTGATTGAAGTGAAGATCGAAATGCCGCAGGGCATCAACGCTTCGCGCATCACCGCGACGCAGCCTGCCGGACAAGGTCTGCAGATCAAAACGCCGCGTGTCGGTACTTATATGGGAGGCACGGGCTGATGGCATGGCGTGATGATTTGCAGGGTGGGTCATTTCGTGGCGTGCCCTTTTACACGCAGCATGCGGGCGGTAAGATCGGCCGCCGCGTGCAACTGGTCGAATACCCGCTTAAAGACACCCCCAACAGCGAAGATATGGGCCGCAAGGCGCGTAGCTTTTCGATTGAGGCGTTCGTGTTGGGTGCCGACTACATGTCGGCGCGCGATGCCTGATCGACGCATTGGAGGCGCCGGGGCCCGGCGAACTGGTGCACCCCTACCGGGGCCGCCAGAGCGTCGTGGTGACCGACGCCTCGGTCGAAGAAAGCCCGGCCGAAGGCGGCATGGCCCGGTTCACCATCGAATTTAGCGAAGCGGGCGCAAACCTGTATCCGGCCAGTCGGTCGATGCAGCTGCCCAGTTGCAGGCGGCCGTAGACGATGCAACGGACGCCGCGCAGGCCGACTTTTTTTTGTCGTCGTGGTTGCCTGGCACCAGCGGCGCGGTGCTGCAGGACGCATTAGCCACCGCGCAGGTTGCATTTGACTGGGTGGACCAGCACCTGGGCTGATTAACGACGCCCAGTCGATGCTCGACAATTTGATTGCGCCGGTCCAGTCATTGATCAGCCAGCCGCTGGCGCTGTATCAACGTCTGGTCGGGTCGCTTGAACGCATCAACGGCACGTTGACCACGCCGTTGACTGGGCTCTCGGCATTCAGCAATGTCCAACTGCCCAGTATCGCGCGACAGGCCGCCAGCAAGGTGCAGCCGCTGATGAGCGCCGCGTTGCCAGTGAGTTCGTCCGGTGTCAGCTCGGCCAGTAGCGGTCAGACGGCAACGGGCGGCACTTCGAGCCAGCAAACGGCAACGTCCCTCACCACCAACGCGCAGATCGCCGCCAACCAACAGGCAATGCAGACCGCCGTGCAGACGATCGCCGCGATTCAGGTGGCCGGCACGTTGCTGATGTGCCCGTGATCGCTTCGGCCGATCTGGAGGCGGTGCGTGATGTGGTGCTGGCCGCGCTGGATGAGCTGGCCGAGGCCGCGTCGGATACCAGCTATCCGAAGCTGATCGCGCTCAAGGCGACAGTCATCAAGCCGTGGCGGATCGCTTGCCAACGACGTTTGATTTGGTGTCTGTTGCCACTCAAGTTAGCGAACCATCGTTGGTCATAGCATGGCGCCAGAACGCCGCGCTTGATGCGGAGAGTGATCTGGTGGCGCGCAATAGCATCGAGCACCCGGGATTTGTGCCGGGCGGAAGTTCGCTTTCGCTGCTCTCTGGCACTTGAAGATCCACAAGTTGCGCGCTAGGTTGCGCTCTACGTACACAGAGGGGAGGCAAGATGCCGGAAACAACAAGCGTCAATGGTGGGCGGCGTATGCCGTGCGGTATGCGCAAGGGACTATAGTCGGAGCGCTGCTTATCTACGCCGTTTTTTTTCAATTCAATCCTGCGTTCTCCGCGTTGCTGTTCCTGCCCACGGATCCAGCAAGCTTTGGCTTCCCGCATCTTTTACTACTTGGCGTCTATGGCTTTGCGTTCACTTATATAGCTAGCTCGCCCATCGTCGTCATGCATTTAGCGAGGCAGTTTCTTGTTAGCTTTCGCAGCTTCACTTGGGTTATGGCTCTCGCGAGCGCTAGCGGCGTGTTGGTCACTGCAGCCGCTTCACGATTCGCATATGGCCCATCCGCTGCTGTCGGACTCTTTGCAATGTTTGTTCTCCCGCAATGGGGATTGGCCGTTTGCATTCTCGTCAAACAAAAGAACGTGATCATTTTTTTATCGGGAGCTCGCAAAACAGCGGGGCAAGCAAAGAATGGGGGAATATCTCGATTCGTACCGTCATATGCGTGAACACGGAAGCGCATATTTGATTGTTGTGTTCCAGCTGGTGCTTACATTGCCGATCGCGGCAGTGGTATCTAGCCCGATGCTTTCCATGGACAAGGCGTTCACCCTCGGTGGCGGATTGGCAATTTGGGTCGCCCCAGCGACCATCGCGTGGTTCCTGGCAAACAAATTGGAAGCCGCACTGATACAACCTAAAAGATGATGGATAAACCCGCCCCGGCGGGTTTTTTTACGCCCATGACAAACGTAGAACTCAAGGTCGCTGGCCAGATTTACGGCGGCTGGACTGAACTCGCCTTTGAAACCGGCATCGAGCAGCTCGCTGGCTCGTTCACGCTGAACCTGACCGAACACTGGCCCGGGACCGAAGCGGGCCGGCCGGTCAAACCGGGCCAGTCCTGCGTGCTGCTCATTGATGGTGAGGCGTTGCTAACAGGCTGGATCGATGAGGTGGCGCCGCAGTTCGACGCCAACCAGCGATCGCTGACGGTGTCTGGCCGCGATAAAACGGCCGACCTGGTCGACTGCAGCGCCATCCATGGCTCAGGCCAGTGGAAGGGTGCCAGCCTGGCGCGGATCGCCCGCGACCTGTGCAAGCCTTTCGGCATCACCGTGGTGATCGACAAAGCGGTGCAGGCCAAAGCGGACAAAGTGTTTCCGACCTGGAATATCGAGGATGGCGAATCGGTCTTCGATTGCCTGGAGCGTGCCGCGCGCATGCGCACGGTGCTGTTGACCACACGTGGTGACGGCGCGCTGTTCATCTCGGCGCCCGGCTTCGAAAAAAGCGCAGACCTCGCTGGTGGAGGGCCAGAACATCCTGGCGGCCGAGGGCACGTTCAGCTGGACCGAGCGCTACAGCGAATATCACATCAAGGCCAGAGCCGCAAAAGTCACGACGACAAAGGCAAAAGCGCAGACGCCGTGATTTCCCGGTACCGGCCGCTGATCGTGCTGGCCGAAGACCAGGCCCAGGACGCCACCGCGCAGGAACGCGCCGATTGGGAAAAGACCGTGCGCGCTGGCCGTAGCAATCGCGCCACGGTCACCGTGCAGGGCTGGCGTCAGGGCGAAGGCCTGCCGCTGTGGCGGGCAAACCTGCGAGTGCCGCTGGTTTCCAATCTGCTGCGCGCCAATGGCGAGCTGCTGATCAACGCGGTGCGCTATCGCCTCTCGGACGTCGGTGCCCGCAGTGAACTGCAGCTGGCCGATCCGCGCGCCTTCGACCAGCTCGCCGGCATCAAGGTGACCAAGCTGGGCTCGCGCATGCGCGGCAAGAACGGCGAGCTGCGCAAGAAAAAAAACGAATTGCCGGTCGGCCTGATCGCGCTCGATCAGAACGACATCAACAAAATTAACGACTGGGGGCAGAACTGATGCATGAAGCGCTACGCAAGCTGCGGCTGATGGTGGCCCGTGCCGTGGTCAACCTGGTCAATGACGCCAACGGCCTGCAGCTGCTGCAGGTCTCGGCCCTGGCCGACGAAACGCGCGATGGCGTCGAGCGCGCGCAGAACTACGGCTTGACCTCGGTGCCGTTGCCCGGCGCCACAGTGGTGATGGTGGCCGTCGCCGGCAGTCGCGACCACCTGATGGCCGTCGCGGTTGACGACCTGCGGTGCGGCCACAGGGATTGCAGGCCGGCGAGGTGTGCATCTACACCGACGAAGGCGACCGCATCCACATGAAGCGCGGCAAGGTCATCGAGATCTCGACCAACACCCTGCGCATCAACGCCACCACCCAGATGGAAGTTAACGCGCCGAAGCTGCAGCTCAACGTGCCGGTAACCGCAAGCACGGGCGCAGTGCAGGCTGCGCTAGACGTTACGGATCACGCTGGCGCGGGCGGGTCGACCATGGCGGCCATGCGCACCACCTACAACGGCCATGGCCATGGTGGCGTGCAGAAGGGTGGCGACACCTCGGACGCGCCGAATCAGGTGATGTGATGGCAGATATCAAAGTGCTTTACGGCGGCTTTGATGCCGGCTGCGACATCGCCACCGCGCTGACAGGCCTGCAGATGGATACCGGTCTGGATACCGCAATCCTGATCAGCCTGCTGACTGACCGCCGCGCCGAAGATGCTGATGATTTTGAAGGTGATCCACGCGCTGGTGGGGCGACGCCATCGCCGTGAACGATGACCGGCCGGTGCCGCTCGGCTCCCGGCTTTGGTTGCTGGCTCGCGAAAAGCAGCTGCCCGCGGTGATGCGCAAAGCGGAAGCCTACGCGCGCCAGGCGCTGCAGTGGCTGATCGATGACGGTATCGCCGCATCGGTGTCGGTGACCGCTTCCAGTCCGCAGCGCGGCTGGCTGTGGCTCGACATTCTGGTCGACAACACCCCTTATCAAATCAGGATGAATCAATGAGCTGGACACGCCCGACCCTGACCGAACTGGTGAACAGCCAGATTTCGGAAATCGAGGCACGCCTGCCCGGCGCCGAATCGCGCCTGCGTTCCTCGGTCCTGAACGTGCTGGCCCGCGTTGTCGCTGGCGGGTTGCACCTGTTTTATGGCTTTCTCGCCTGGATGGCGCGCCAATTGTTTGTAGATACGGCCGAAGCGGATTTCTTGAGCCGCCATGCCGCGATCTGGCTCAAAGACGGCCGCAAGGCGGCGACGCTGGCGACTGGCTTCGCGCGCTTTACCGGCGCAGCGGCGTGAGTGTGCCGGCTGGTACGGCGCTTACCCGCTCTGACGCGGCCGAGTTTGTCACGACGCAGCGGGCGTCATTGGCACCGGCGGTTATGTGGATATTGCGGTGGCGGCCACCGACGTGGGCAGCAGCGGCAACTGCGATGCCGGGTTGCAGTTTTCGATCACGACCCCGATCAGCAGTGTGGTGAGTACCGCCGTTGTCCAGTCGCCGGGTATTACCGGTGGCAATGACGTGGAAGCCGACGACGATCTGCGCGCGCGCGTGTTGTCGCGGATTCAGGATCCACCGCAGGGTGCGCGACTGGGGACTACGTGAACTGGGCGCTGGAGGTGGCGGGCGTGACGCGCGCTTGGGAGCTGCCCGCTTATTTCGGCCTGGGCACGGTCGGGCTGCTGTTTGTGCGCGATACCGATGCTTCCATGATCCCGGATGCCACCGAGGTTGCGGCCGTGCAGACCTATGTCGACACCCTGCGCCCCGTGACCGCCGATTTGACCGTGCTGGCGCCGATTGCGCAGCCCGTTGCCTATCAAATCCGGCTGACGCCCGCGACGGCGGCGGTCAAGGCTGCTGTTGTGGCGGCGCTGCAGGATCTGCATGCACGCGAATCCGTGCCCGGCACCACGTTTCTGCGCAGTCATATCGATGACGCGATCAGCCAGGCAACAGGCGAGACCGACCACTTGCTGGTGAGCCCAGCCGCCGACGTGGTCAACGGGCCGATCCAGATGGCGACCTATGGGAGCGTCACATGGCTGTGACCAGCGAAGATTACCGGCAGCAGCTTTCCAGCCTGCTGCCGCTGGGCGTGGCGTGGTCGCGTAACCCTGATTCGGTGTTGCAGCAGCTACTGGCCGCCTTCGGTGCCGGATTTGCGGCGGTGCACGGTCGTGTCGACGACTTGCTGCGCGAGGTGTTTCCGCTTAACAGCCATGAGCTGCTGGACGATTACGAACGCGTGTGCGGCCTGCCTGATGAATGTACGGTGCAAGGCGCGCTGACGCTGGCCGAGCGCCAAGCCGCCGTGGCCACTCGGCTGGCATCCACTGGTGGCCAGAGCCGCGCGTATTTCATCGGCATTGCCGCAGCGGCCGGTTACTCCAACGCCACCATTACCGAATTCCGCGCCCGCCGTCATGGCCGCGCGCGCATGGGCGAACGCTACGCCGGTACCGACTGGCAATTTGTGTGGCAGTTCAACCTGCCGGTATCGCAGGTACTGCACCGACGATCCGGCCAGCCCATGGGCGAGCCGTACCAGGTATTCGGCAACGCCAGCTTCGAATGCACGATCAACAAACTCAAACCCGCCCATACGCGGGTTTTTTTTGCTTATGGCTAAGGAGTAAGCATGGATTATCCGAAGTCCGTCGCGGGCGTAGGTCTGCTTAACGGCAAGTTTACTGATGGCGATGCTGCCAGCGGCATCAAGGGCAGCCTTGATCCCGCCAGTTGGGCCAATGCGATCACCGATGAGCAACTGGCCATCATAGTTGCTGCCGGGCTGTCGCCCGATGAGACCAAGTCCAATCAGGTGCTGGCCGCACTGCAGGTCTTGTTTGCATCGCGCGCGTCGAGCGTCACCCGCAAGGATCTGGCACAGTCGATCTGAACACCCTCACGGGCGACAGCTATACCGGCTTCTACGCCCAGGGCGCAAACGCGGGCGCGTCGCTCGCATTGAATTACCCGATTGCCGCCGCCGGCATGTTGACCGTGCTGTCGTATGGCTGGGTTACAACGCAGATGTACCAGCACTACAACAACGGCTCTGTTTATTACCGCAGTTGTTACAACGGCACCTGGTCGTCGTGGCAGCAAAGCGCAATGCTCTCCAGCCCCGCTTTCACGGGCTCGCCAACCGCGCCGACGCCTGCCTTGTTTGATAATTCGACCAGGCTAGTGACCACTGCATTCCTGCAGCGCGCTGGCTGGTTCACCGGCACCGTGACGCTGGTGACTGCCTCCAAAACATTAACGACCGCGGATGTGGGTTCGACGCAGGTCGGCTCTGCGACGGCGGCGGTCACGGTCACCTTGCCGCCCGCCGCGTCGATTCCGGCTGGCGCAAAAAATCGAGTTCTGGAATTTCAGCACAGGGGTCATGACGATCAGTCGCGCCGGGTCTGACACGATTGCGGCCGGCTCCCAAAGCCTGACCTCCATCGCACTCAACATCGGCGATTCGTTGGTGCTGACAGGTACGGGGGGCGCTGCGCTTTACGCAACCGGGGGAACCGCGCAGCTCGCGTACGCCAACGCGTTCTCCGCATCGCGCGCGGCAAATGGCTACCAGAAGCTGCCCGGCGGCCTGATCCTGCAATGGGGCTCGATTGCCGACACGGCGGCGGGCACCACGCGGGACATGCCCTACAACATCAGCTTTCCGACAACGTGCGTTTGCCTCGAAATCACCCCTTGGCAGAACGCAGTCGGCTTGCCGTATTCGCATACGGGTCGCGGCACGACCCCCAATATCATGCGCACCGTCTCCGCGGGCGCATGGTCCTTCGACTGGTTCGCAATCGGATATTGAACATGGCCAAATTCCTTGTATTTGATAGCAACGGCGTGCTCAGCATGCGTCTGGATGATGCCGTTGATCCAAGAATTCCCGCTGACGCGATTGAGGTCGACGATGCGTTGTTCCAGCAGATCATGCAGGACACGAACGGTGTGTGGATGCGTGATGCTGGCGGCGCAATTATCAAAGTGCCGTACTCCGCACCGGCACCTGAGCAGAACCAGCCCAGCCGGAAATTCCTCGAATTTGACAGCAATGGCGTGCTTATCCAGCGTTTTGATGACGCCGTCGACCTGAGTATTCCCGCTGATGCGGTTGAGGTATCTGACGCGATTTTCGCGCGAACGCTTCAGGAATCCGACGGTTTGTGGACGCTGGATGCTAATGGCGGTGTCACCAAAGCGCCATTTCCGGCCGCGCTGCCGTCCGAGGAACGGCCCGGCAGGAAATTCATTCTGTTTGATGCCAGTGGCATGCTGGTCCAGCGATACGACGACGCGGTCCATGCAGACATTCCGGTTGAAGCGATTGAGGTGACGGAAGCGTTGTTCCAGCAAACTATTCAGCAAACGGATGGGCGCTGGACTCGCCTGGCCGATGGCAGCATCACCAAAGTGTCTTATCCACTTCCCACCGCCGAGCAGATCCAGTCCAGCAACAAGGTCGCCCGCGACCAACTGCTGGCCACGGCGGCATTGGCCATCGCGCCTTTGCAGGATGCGGTCGACCTTGACGAGAGCACGCTTGCAGAAGCCGCCGCGCTCAAGGCGTGGAAGCAATACAGGGTTGCGGTGAACCGCATCGATCTGACGCAGGCCAGCGTGACCTGGCCAGTCATGCCGGAGGGCGGGGCATGATCGAATTTTTTTGCTCTGGCCGATATTGCTGCCACTGGATGTGCTGATGACCCTGCTTGCCTATCTGCTGGCGCCGGTCCTGCCGTTATTTGCATCTGCCGCTGGGTGGTTGCCGCCCTGCCTGTCGTGGTTCCAGACGCCCGACAACCCGCTGGATGGTGACGCCGATTTCAGCGCGGCACACGCGGCCACGCCGCGTTATCGGCGCCGGGTGTTATGGCTCTGGCGCAATCCGGCGTATGGCTTTGCGTGGACGGTGCTGGCGGCACGCCTGGTCGATGGCGCGCCGTTCACCCTGGCGGGTGATCCGGCCGTGCAGGACCGTCCTGTGTTCAAAGCGGGCTGGATGTGGCTGCGTAGTGGCCGTTATTGGCACTGGTATCTGGTGTGGCCAAGCTTTCCAGGCAGATGCCTGCGTATCAATCTCGGTTGGAAACTGACTCCGGATGGCCACAACGCAAATGCGATGTTCGTGTGTTCAGCCAATCCGTTCATGCGCCGCGGCTGAAAAAGAAAGACCGCTGGCGGGCGGGCTCAACCCCCGCCAGCGGCGTCAAGGCAGTCCCCTCAGCGGGACCCATGCCCAACATGGCCCGTTTTTTTTCGGAATAGCAACCGGCGAGACAGGAGTCACCGTGCCGCACGAAAACAACCGGCCGACACTGGCCGAGGTCATGAACTCGCTGGAAGAGCTGAAAGCAAAAGTCGACGAGATTCGCAGCGGCTTTCCGGGTGGCGACCCCGGGGGCCACCGCGAGTATCACGACGCGCTGATCCGGCGCGAAGAAGAAAAGATCAAGCTGATTTCGGAAGTGCGTCTGCATATCGCCAAGGGCACCGCCTGGGCGTTTCTGGGCGGCAGCCTGATGCTTCTCTGGTTCGCGATGACCCATCTGCCAGAACTGATCGTGATGGCACGCAAATAGACCCGGCTCCGGCCGGGTTTTTTTCATATCGAGAGGATTCCCATGAAAAAAAGACGTTTAACCGTTTCAAGTGGCGCGTGGCATTGGCGCTGGTGTTTACCGTGCTGGCTTTTGTGCTGTTCCAGCCCATCGCGCGCGCCACAGGCATTCCCGAAGTCGCCCGCGTGCTGCCTGCGCTAGCGTGGTGTGCTGGCTCGAAATCTCGCTGCAGCTGATGCGCGCCACGTTTAATCCTGGCGTCGATTTTCAGCGGTTGGTGCGCGATGCCGCGCACTTCGGCGACGCCGCCAGCATGGCGTGGATGTACTGGTTGGGCCACCTCCTGCGTTTGGGAGCGCTGCTATGCATCGTTTACTTGGGCTGATCGTTGCGCTGATGGTGTGTGGCGTCGCGCTGGCGGCACCGCTGCCGGGCGATGCGCCAGCGCTGATCCCGCAGCTCAAGACCGAGCTGGCCAGCTACTGGCCGGTGTTGAGCCGCGTGCATGGGTGCCAGCGCTGATCGAGCAGGAGAGCGGCTGGAAAACCATGCGCAGCTGAAGACCAGCCGCGAGCTCGGCTGCGGTTTGGGCCAGTTTACGCAGGCGTACGACGCTGCTGGGCGTGTGCGCTTTGACGCGCTGGCCGAAGCGCGCGGGCAGGATCGCTCGCTGGCCAACTGGTCGTGGCGCGACTGCGCCCGGGCGGAATACCAGCTTCGCGCGGTGGTGCTGAAACTGCGCGTAAACGACCGCCAGTGCGCCCCGCTGATGGCAGACAACCGCAGCGCCAAAGCCTGCGCCGCGGCGATGTACAACGGCGGTGCCGGTTCCGTGGTCAAGCGGATCAGAGCGTGCCAGGCGCGATCAGGCTGCCAGCCCCGCGTCTGGTTCGGCCAGCTCGAACGGCAATGTCCGCAGGGCAGGGCAAAGGCAGCCGGATACGGCGAATCGTTCTGCGATATAAACAGCCGCTATCGGCGCGGTGGAAGCGCGCATGTGGCGTTACAGCGAGGTGATGCGATGACGAAGGTTCTGCCGTGGTGGGGGCGCTGGGCAGCACTCGGTTTGCTGGTGGTGGCTGTGGCCACCTTTTTTTACGTCCGTGGTGCGGACGCCAAGGACGCCGAGTGGTCGCTGCGCGACAGCCGCCGCATCGCCCTGGAAGCGACCGCAGTAGCGCGCCTCAGTGAGCAGCGCCGTCGGCAGGAAGCATCGATGGCTAGCGCCGTGGCGCTGATCGACAAACAACGTTATGAGGAACAACGCCGTGCCAATCAAGAAAACCAGCGTATGCAGCGCGCTCTTGCTGCTGGTGCTGTCCGCGTGCGCATCGCAGCCCGTTGTGATGCCGCAAGTGGCGTGTCCGCGCTTGCCAGCGCCGCCAGCGTGGATGATGGAGCGGCGACAGCCGAACTTGACCCAGCGATTGCATCAGACCTGGAAGGCATCGCAAATGATGGCGATTCAGCCATCTACCAATTAAGCGCACTGCAGGACTGGCTGGACCAAGTTGGCGGAATCTAGGTCGGACGCTTCTTTATGTCAAAATAGAACAATCGTTCTATTTGCCATGGAGAAGCGATGCAAGACATCCGTTGTCGTCAATGCGCCAAATTATTGGCGCGCGCCGTTTACACCTATCTCGAAATCAAATGCCCGCGTTGCCGGGTAATCAATTCATTGAAGGCCGAGAGCCTCGCACCGGAACGCCCTGAGCGTCTTAATCCGGAATCATGCAATGGCCACACCGATCATTCCCTGGCTAGGCGGCAAGCGCCGCCTGGCTGACAAGATACTTCCCCTCTTCCCGCCGCACGATTGCTATGTCGAGGCGTTTGCAGGCGGCGCCGCACTTTTTTTTATGCGGCCGATGCCTGCCAAATGCGAAGTCATCAACGATATCAATGGCGAACTGGTAAATCTTTACCGGGTGGTGCAATGGCACCTCGAGGAGTTCGTCCGCCAATTCAAGTGGGCTCTATCCAGCCGGCAGGTTTTTGCTGGATGCAGGAGACACGGCCGGAAACACTGACTGACATCCAGCGCGCGGCCCGGTTTTTTCTACCTCCAGCAGCATTCCTTTGGTGGCAAAGTCGATGGACAGACATTCGGCACTGCCACCACCGGCCCCTCGGTCAACCTGCTTCGCATCGAGGAAACTCTGAGCGCAGCGCATCTTCGCTTGTCCGGCGTGTATGTAGAAAGCATGCACTGGCGCAAGCTGGTCGAGCGCTACGATCGCAGTCACACCTTGTTCTATCTGGACCCGCCCTATTGGGAGACTGAAGGTTATGGCGTGCAATGGAGCTTCGACGAATATGCCGTCATGGCCGAGTTCATGCGGGAATGCTCTGGAAAGGTCGTTGTCTCGATCAACGATCACCCCGCCATCCGCGAGGCGTTCAAAGACTTTTGGATGGAGGGGCTTGAGCTGAAATACTGCGTGGCCAACGGGAGAGACAAAGGCGAGCGTCAGTCAGCCGGCGAGTTGGTCATCGCCAATTTCCGCCCGGACGAAGCTGCAGGTCTGTTCTCCTGAGTACCGACTAATAATTTCCCTGACCACATCAAAGCCGCAGCGGCCATTCCCGGCCATTAGGCTCCGGGTCGTGAACATGGTCTTACATCGGATGAGATTGAACTGGACGTCCGGTAGCAATAGCCGGCGCGACCAAACTAACCTTGGAAAAAAAAAGCCGCCGGCTGCGTTCAATCAGCCGGCGGAACACAAGGTTGTCAATGAGAACATTGACAAAGCACTATATGTCTTTGTCAGGATTTCGCAAAAAAAAGTCATTTGTTTGGTTAGGGTGAATGTGTTGATTAAATGCAACTGACGCAAAATATCCGAATTATTTCATGAAACTGATACAAAATTCGTATTGAAAATGTTCTTGCTTTCGCATAAATTGCAAAGTGGCTACCCCTCACTGGCAAGTCTGGGGTAGTTGTTTTGCGGGAGCCCCACTTTTGTGGGGCTCTTTCCGTTTCAAGGATCGAATGTACCGCCTGTCGGCATCCTTAAAAGCAGCTTAAATATCTGTTTACTTACTTTTGTCAAAAGCTATACTTCCACTTGCAGTCAGCACCATCCTTACTACTCACCCATGAACGGAGACTTGCCAAATGCGTTCCTTCAAACTTCTAGCCGCCGCCGCTTTGATCGCTGCAGCAGCAGGCGCCCAAGCTGACACTATCGACTGGGGCACTCTGTCGGTTGACGGCTTCTATAGCAACTCAACTCACGTATCTGGCCTGTTCAGCGACGAATATGATTTCAAGCTGGACGGCACCTTCGACAACACTGCTCTTGCAGTGTCTGCGAACCTGGCAAACAAGTTCGACATCACTAACGGCCTGATTACCCTGTTTGCCGCCGGTGGCACCGAACTGGCCAGCTACACTTTCGACGGCACGACCGGTAGCACGACCTATGATTTCGGCAGCCTGGGCATCGGCTCGTACTACTACGTTGTGACTGGCTTGGCCGATGGTCCGAAGGGTGGCTCGTACACCTTCCAGGCTGCTATCAACCCGGTGCCGGAACCTGAGACTTATGCACTGATGGGGCTGGGCCTGGTTGCGCTGGTTGCTTCCCGCCGCAAAAAAAAGTCCAAGTAATCGGTCTTGCGTAGCAAAGCACAAACGCCCCGTTCGCGGGGCGTTTTGTTATTTATGATCCTGATAATGCTCGGATTGCAGTTTGAGAAAATGGCGACGAAAAAAACCTTGTTGCCCACCTGTTCGAGAGCTAATGGCGAGACGCCAAGAAACGTCCTTTATGGGCCGTTATGCATGGGGTATAGGGCTGGCGTGGCTTTCTGCAGTAACCGCAAACGTGCATTGCATGGGGTGCAAAAGCACGGCTCGGATGTTACTTAGACACGATAACTACGACAGAAATATTTGCGGTTGGAAGCGCACTTGTTTTACCGCGTGCGTACGCTAGTTATATATCAGTGCCTCACCGTCCGAGGTGCTTTCGCCCGCCGATTTGAGAGCTCAATCGGCGGGTTTGTTTTTTTTCCTCCGAAAGCAGCTTTGATACGTTCAGCTGCAGCCTGGGACTGCTCCCCAACTCGATGCGCACACATCAACGATCCGGGTGGTTCGGCCGTATATTTCTTTCCCGCGCGAGCTCCCCGATCGGCCCTAGCTCTTCTGCCCGGCCGCTGATGATAGCCACCAGATCGTCGTTGCAAGCGTCTTCAAAATACCAGGGATTATCGTTCCATACGTCACCCTTGGCCTGCGCTGCGCACTGGAAGCCGTGTCGCCACGCCTGTGTCAGCATCAACAAGATATCGCTCTCGGTAAAGTCACCCACGGTAGCCTCGTATGCGCTTAATAGTTTTCCTGGCCGGGTTGTAGTCGCCGCAGCAACTCCCGGTCGTTTGGTTCTGTGTTGTTTACCCGGAACGACACCCGGTAGTGCACAAGGTCCGGCTTGTAGCGACCATTGAGTAGCAGCGCCATGGCTTGATCCGGTGAAACGGAATTGGATGCCCAGTTGCTGGCTGCGTTCCGTGTTAGCAGGATGGGCGAACGGCCGCTGCCGTCGACCACACAACGACTTTTATCGTCCGTTATGACAACAACTTGAGATTGTTTCCCAAAACGATCCCGGTTTTCTTCATAGGTCGATAATGCAGGCAAAAAACAGGCACTCTCTACCAGCGGCATGGATGAACCATGGAATTCTGGCGCCGCGCTTTTGCTGCCATTCGTACCAGCCGTCGACGGGCACCAACACGCGGCGGCTAGCTTCCCAAAGATCCCGGTAGTAGCGACGATCTGCTACGTGCCCGAAGTGGGCGTTTATCACCACAGGGAGGCCGGTGTCAGTAGCCCATTGAGGTCGCAGGCCCCACTTGCTCAAGCTGAACTTGCCGTCCGGGATGCGATCAAGCGTATGGGCGATGACTATGCGATGACCCAGACTCGCGTTGTAGTTGGGATCTGGCCACCGCTTGCGCTGAGTGCGCGTTCTCCAGCCTAGCGCAGCGGCGTAGTCGTTCAGCTCGCGGCATTGGACGATCCGGGTACACATGATGGGCATCGAAGATTATGGCCCGCCATTGTAGAACGATCGTTCTTTTTTTGAGGGGTGTAAGCGGACGAGCGTTAGCGATCGTACGGGCCAATTTTGGGCCGAAATGCGTCTAATAGGGACGAAGAGAACCGCATTAAATTAGGCCAGATACGGGTGCATAGGGCTCATTTTCTTAGACGAAATCTGCAGCGATTTTGAGGCGGGGCGGGGGTTTTGATAGCTACACGAAGGACGGACTGTTAAACCGTCCCTCGGTACTATTCGACATTGGCCTTTCTAACTATATTCACAATAGTGATGGTCAAGGCCAGCATCTGCCAAAGGCTACTGATAAAAAAGTGCAATCATTAGCAGAAAAAACAGAATGGAAGGCGGTTGTGCCCCAAAACTGAAAATAGATAAAAAATGCCGTCGCCACCAAAAAAAGAATACAGCAATGTAATACATTAAAAAAAAGGCGTTTGTGGTGACCTTTCTGTTTGTAACGTATCCAGATGACGAATTCGTTACCGAAAAAAATGATCGTAATAATGGCAGCCAAAAAACCCTAGCATTGTAAACGAGTAGCTGGCGACCATATTGGCGACATCTTTAGTATTAGCGGCCAACCTCAACGGCGGCAGCCAAAACGGCGGCGTTGTTATTTTGTAAATTACCAAAAGTAGCGGGCCAGGCATTATTAATAGAATGGCCAGCAATGCATTCGATATTTTGTTTACTGGATCCTTCAGCATTTTCGAATTCCGAAATCTTCTGACTTAAGATGCGTTAGCCTCAATGGCTTGGACTATTTTCGCTTCCAACTGACTCTCGTCGCGAGCGTCAATAATGTCCGAGAGTCCTCCGTTGCCACGGATGTACATGTCTTGTAGAGTTCCCGACTCTTCGTCTTTAGCGCGCAGAACAAGTTTGTCTAGACCTTCATCTTTTACATTATTGAGCATATTAATTACTGGCGTCTTAATATTCCGACCGCGCTTCGGCTTCATGACAATTGTGAAGCTGTCCACATCAATATAATCTGCTGCGTCGCCTCCGAATGTCTCAACAATGTTTTGCCACACACCATTCGCACTATCAACCTGAATAGCACTTTCGCCAATAAAATCTAGCGACAACGCATCGGCGGGTTGCAGATCTCATTAAGGGTACCAAAATCATTTTATGTGTTCTATCGTTCAACGAATAGAGTATTTTGTTAAAAAAACTCTACAAACGTCGCGTGGCGTGGAGCATGCAGTTGCGAAGCAAAGGCTATATGGTAATCGCCAATATATACGTAGGACGCAAAGCCAATTTTCTCGTCGGCCGCCAGTAAGCTTTGTAGATCGCCCACGCTTTTTTTTCCTTCGGCGTTAATCCGCTTGATCAGATTGGCGTCTTTACTGGCAATAAACATAAATAAATTGCCAGAATGGTGAAGTAGATAAAGGTTGTCATCAAAATATTTAAATGAATTTTTTTATATTTATGGTCATCGTAGGCACAGAAGGCCTTCAAAAAATTTGGAGATCGACGTCAGCTTGCGTTCGACCTTCCGAAAGGGCTTAAAATGATAACCAAAGTATGTAATTTTCATTTGACGATGATCCAGTGCGTCTAAGCTTATTTAGGCCCGGAATCTTAAGGCTGCAGGCACTCGTTCACAACGTCAGTTACATTTGTGATGTATAGATGCATCAGTTAGCGGCAGCTCTTTCTTGCACGATGCGAAAGATTACTCCTTCAGCCGTGGCCCTTTGTGCGTCGCTGATAGTGCCTAAAAAATCGAGTCCGCAGACGGGGGTTGCGGAACTGGTTGCGGAATTGCGGAAAGGATTTGCCGTTGAGGCCAACCTGATGATCAACAGCCGAAAACAAAAAAAAGCCCTGAATAATCAGGGCTTTTTTGCATTCATTCTGGCGGAGGCCGTGAGATTCGAACTCACGGAGGACTCACATCCTCGGCAGTTTTCAAGACTGCTGGTTTAA